CATTAATGATATCATCAAAAAATCCTATGGGCCAAGGTGTGATAACAGTTTCCATAATGAAGTCAATACCCCAAGAAGCACGAGGTATTCCTGCTGTTTCTTCGATCTCTTCACCCACGCCAAGAATAACATATTGTACAATACCACCAGTATGGACTCCCCACGGTTCAGCAAAGAAACATTTACGACCTTCTTGTTTGACACATCTATTCACGGCATAACCTATACGTGTATTAGCATAACAATATAATCCAGTTATATTTGTATCTTCATCAATCCATGCAACACTACCATCTTCAAAATGTGGGTCCATTGCAGGACGATTAGCAAAACCTATATTTGTATGATGGGCCATATTTTTGGATGTAGCAGTAAAAGTTGTACCTGAGAATGTTCCTTCATATAGTATTCTATTAATAACTATCTGGACGGCTTCTTCTTGTGGGAAAAGATCAGCACCTTGAATCTCGAATTCATCATAATTCTGATTTATACCTTCTAACAAATGCCCGATTGGTTCACGCTTGACACGTACTGCTGGCACATGTATAACAGTGCCAAAACATAGCGGCCAGGGTACGTCTATAGCATCAGGAGTTATGTCCTCCACATCATCTTCATCAGGAGCAAATCCAACTTCTTTATCTTCAATATTAGCATCTATTGAAATATCAAGTGTACGTTCTCCTTCTGACCAACCGATGCCACCGGCTATTTTTCCATGTAATAATATGGTTAGATCAGCTTGATCGTTACCTGTGAAATGCTGATAGATTGTTACTAATTTGCCTTCTATAACTTCAGTGTTAATAATAGTTTTTAATGAACCATCCGTATCATCCAATAATAATGTTGCGCCAGCAGCCTCACCAATAACATCAGTTTTACGTACTGCCTGGATAGGGTTGAATGTTAGAATTTTTCCTTGCGCATTTATAGCACCCAAAGTAAAAGTTTTTTCTGAATAATATATCGTCCCACTATCCCATTCAATTTTAACAATTGTAATAGGTTCTACACCAAGATTTTGTGCTATTTCAGTTTCAGTGGGGACTGTTAGAGTTCTCATACTTGACTCCCTCTAAATTCTATTGTTATTGTTGATACTTCAATACATGTGCCATTTTTACGACCAATAGTAGTGAACTCTGCTGGATTCATAATATAACCGCGCCATACGACTGAATCATAATCAGTATACTTGATTTCATCACCGGCAGAAGTAGTAATAAAATCGATTAGTTCCTGAACTTTTGGCTTAGACAATTCAATGAATGTAAGTAATAGGCGTCGTGACACAGGCGTGCGTCTAAAAGAATGTAAATCACCACTCATATCTTGACGTACTTGTACACGATTCTCTATTAATAAAGAATCGCCTAATTCAGGATTTCGTAGACTTACTGTTAAAGTAGGCGTGGCATAAGGATGTGCAAATTCTATCATACCTTAACTCCTATAAAATCTAATGTTGTGCTATATGAACATTCATCTCTATTTACACGAATATCTAAAATATCAATAAGTAATACACCCACCCACTCATCACCATTATGATCTATTATATGAATTTGTACACCAGCATTAGTTGTAAAAAAAGTTGTTAAATCATCTATTTCTGCGGCAGTTAATAATGCCCAATCCCATGTGATGAATTCATTATTAGGCCAATCTGCATCTTTGAAAGATTTATGTTCACCACCACGTGCAACACGATTAATGGCATTAGTATCCATACGGCGACTATCACCAATTACTGGATTAGGTAAAACTATTCCATCAGTTGGCGCTGACACATACATTTGAAACATTATGTTACCGCCAATTCATATTCAATTTTAAGTGTATCCTCATCATTTAAATGTACTACAGACGAGAATAGCGCTGTTGACCATAACAATCCACCGTCACCTGCTTTTCCGCTATCATCAACTATAAAAATTCCTCGTATATCTGAATTATCTGCATTGATCGTAAATATTGCTGGAGTAGTAGAAACTAATTCTTGGTCTAATGCAACAGCTTCATCCCACTCTTGACGATCAATTTCATCGTAAGTTATTAGTTCTGTCCAACCAGTATGGCTACCCATTGTATCATCAGCCGATACACCCATATAACCATAAGCATTGATGAGACCTATGTACCATGTTCCAGATGCTGCTGGAGCACCATGAAACATTACATCAAGAATGCGATTTTTACCTACATCAGTAATTGCATTTTTTATACAATACGTTCCCTTAAGTTTGCCATTTTTATCATAATGCTTTATCTTAAATCTGCCTTCAAATTTCATGATAATTTCACCGTTCCACGACGTACTTGCCGACGTACCTGTTTCGCAAAATTAATAACATTCTGTGCAGCACTAACAGTTGGAGACATACTTATGTGGATATCACCAACAGTTGTATGTGAAGTATTACTACCGCCGCGTGCCATACCACTATTTATGCCAACTAATTGGCTATAAAATCGTCTAGCAGATTTTGCATTTACAACAAACTCACCCGGTGAAAGTAATGAAGGTATCGTATCACTTGAAGATATATGCCCACCACGTGCAAATGCTCCTGGTTGTGCCAATGATTCAATAAGACGTGCTTCATGTATTCTCTGTCGTATAGCTTCCATTTGCTGCAAAAGGGTAACATGTTTTGCGGCTTCCTCATTAGCTTTTTGTAATTCTCCCGTATATAATTTAGCCTCAGGTATTATCGCTTGTTGTGTTTTCTCGATATCACGCATCTCTATTGCAAGTGGTCTTGTTGCTGTTTTAGCAATTTCTTCTAAAACAGCACCTAATTTTGCTGTATTCTCAACAAATGATTTCAAACCAAGACCACTCAAAAGTTTGCTATCTTCGGCCAACGCCACGGTAGCTGCACTAAATGCTTCGAGATTTTTTACAGCACCACCAGTTTGAAATTGTTGTAAAGATTCAAATACTGTTGTTAAATTTGCAACCTGTTTTACTGTTAACTGTTGATCTCTAATTAATGCTCCACCAAAACTTTCATATTCTTGAATACGATTAAATTTGTCAATCGTACTAATAACATTTTTAAGTTCTGTAAGATTTATTCCAGTAGCAGCAACTTTTAGACTAGCCTGTTGTGTCAATATTATTTTACGTCGTGCCTCAGCTTCTTTAGCAAGAGCCAGCAACTCCTCAGTAGCAGCCACACGAGTTTGTTTGGCCAATGCTAATTTTTTTGCATATATCATAGTATTTTGTAATAATATTGTATCAGCTTTTGCACTTTCGAGATTAGCCAAATGCTCTTGTAAAACGGTTGATGTTTGTATCTCATTTAATTCTTTAGTAGAATTAATCAATGTATTGATATTTTGTAATCGTTCATCAAAGATTTGTTGCAAAAGTTCTGGTGTTCCAGCCTCAACGATAGTTTTAGGATCAAAACGAACATATTTTTCTTGTTCAACTTCTTGTGTTTTAAGCAAGGCACGATAGTTTGATTCTTTTTGAGCATTCTGTATTGCATCTTTTAATTGACTAGCCTGTAATCCTTCAATAAAAGTATTTAAATTCATTTGAACTTCACGCAGTTGTTGTTCAAAATTATTGGCATATTTATCCACATCAGAACTACGTATATCAGCCAACTTCTTTCTCAATTGCTCGATATCACGTTCCTTTTTAATTATAAGATTACGTTCCCTGATATCAAGTTTTATCGCTTGCCTAAGTCGTGAAGCCCCACTCTCTAAGCGTTTCTGTTCTTCTAATTTAGCAACTTCAAGAAGGAGATCAGCCTTCTTTTGAGTAATCTCCTCAGCAAGTTTCTTTTCTTCTTCTTTTGTCTTTTGTGCTAATTTGGAGCGATCAAGAATCAATTTTCTTAAATCATCAGAAGCAGTTTGAAATAATGCGGAATCACCAACCATAAATGCTGCTGCTATACGTTGTTCTGCATCCTGTATCCCGCTTTGGAACAATAGTAATTTATCATTTATATTTTCTAATTTTTCAAGTGAAAGTTCAAAAATTTGATCATTCACTGTATCAGCCATATCAGCCCTATATTTTGCTAAATCTTCAAATGATTTAACTGTATCTTGTTGTTGCGTTCGTAGATTGCGTAGACTATCTTTCAAAACATCATCGGTCTTGCTGAATTCATCCTTAATAATTTTATTTAGATTCTTGATTATTTTAGCCTGTTCATTGGCAGCCATATTCCAATTACCAATAATATCACTTGATACTTTATTTTCTACTTTTGAATATGCCTTAATATTTTCTATAAGTTTTTGCGTTGTTTTAAATTCTATATCTATAGTTTTCTTGGCACGATCTTCAACAGCTTTTTGCATCGCTGCTTGTGCCGCAAGATGTTCTTCTTGCCAGTAAAAATATGTTCTAGCAAGTGCACCAACAGCCAAACCTATGGCTGTTAACCAAACACCGAATGGCGTGATTGCAATTAATTTAATCATTGCGACTGTAATTTTAACAATAGCTGGTAATAGTAATCCAGCCAGTACGGTACTAGCAGTTTTTATAATACCACTTAATGTTGCAACTGCATTAATGCCAGCTAAAATTTCAAGTGTACTTTGACCAAAAGACAGCGTAAAGAAATTCTTAATTTTGGTTAATTCAATTTCAATTATCTTACCTGTTGAAGTAAGAATAATTTCTTGTGCCTTAGCGAATGTCACACTAGCCTTATTTATTTCAGCAAGTGCACTATCCCACTCACCTGATGATGTAGCGACACCAACCATTGCGCCAGAAATACCACGTATCACCGGGAAAAGTTTGCTTAACTCAGAAGAAAGACCACTTGTTCGTGTTTTCAATATATTGAAGAATTCACTAAGACTACGAGTTTGAATAAGTTCCTCAGCATTAGCAACACCAAGTTCAGAGAAAAGTTTCTTCATATCTTCTGTTGGTTTTAGAAGTTTGGTAAATACACCACGCATCTGTGTCATAGCTTCAGAAACTTTAACACCACGGATTGTAACAACAGTCAAGAAAGTATCTAATTCTTCAAAACTTATGCCCAATTGATGTGCTAAAATAGCCACACGTCCAATTGTGCTGCCTAATTCAGTTCCACGTATACGTCCAAGTTCAATAGTTTTAAAGAGTTTGGCTGCTACATCTTCAGTTTCACTTACATCTTTACCGAAAGCATTTAATACAGCCGATAATAGATTAGCTGAATCCGTCATAGATGTCAAAGTCGTTATAGAGAATTTAGCAACAGTATTCATGAATGCAAATGATTCAGCACCCTCTGCAATCTGGTTAGATAATGTTTGATAAGCGGCCTCAGTTGTATCAAGAATTTTGAGACCAAATGATTCAGAGAGATTACGTAATCCACGTGTCCATTCAACTATTGAAAGTTGAGCATTCTGTGATATCGTCTGTATTTCTGCCACACGCTTTGAAAATTCTATGGCCTCTTTAATTGATTCACGTAGAGCAGCAGTAAGAGCAAATAATGCTCTGCGTAAAAGTTGAACCGCAACAATCCGTCCCATTGACTCCCATGATAAAAGTAAGTCCTGTGTTTCTTTAGTTACTGCTTTTGTAGCACTCCCAACTTTTGTTGTGGCAGCATATGCATTCGCGCCTACTTTGCGTTGTGCGGCATCTAAATTAGCCAAACTTGTTATTAAATGTTTGTTTTCATATGCATGTGTGAAACCAGCACGTATATTTGATAAAGCTCTTTGCACTTGACCAGCACTTAAGTCCGTAGTTTTCACTAATTGTATTAAATCTGATTCAGCTTTCTTCAAATTAATAATTTCCGTCGGTGACGCTTGTAATCTACCGAGTTCTTGTAACGAATAGGATCGTTGAATAGTCTTACGGACCTTTTCTGATTCACGGAATTGTCTATCTACAGATTTTTGTGCCGCTTCTTGTGCCGCGAGTGCTTCTACTTGCTTTTTTATAGCCGCACTGTGTTCTGTTACAGAGACCGTCATTTTTGTTGTGGCATCTTTTAGTACTTTTACAGTTGAAGTAACGACTTGCCCCTCGGCATTAAGCCCACTTAAAACAGTTTTGATAGCTTGGCCACTATCATTAAATAACGCCATAGCTTTTGCTAATTCAGTAATTCGATTATTTAACAATTGTGCTTGATGCGCTGTATCAGCAAATAATGCAGATACTCCATCATCTATGCCTTTAATATTGATCTCACCCATATTATAACCCCAATACTAACTGTCCGACAAGATCATTAACTCTAACAATACTTTGGAAATTTGCTTCGAAATGATTTATAAAAGCTTGCTTACCTGCTTCAAGACTTTGCCATGTTGGTTCATGGTACTGATGTTGGAAAACTACAATATTAAATATAAATAACAAATTAGGACTTTGCGGTGTACCAAACTCCAATTTATATGCGCTTTGACCCAAACGGATACCATGCGCACGCGACTTGAATTGATCCCTATGATATGTGCCATTTATATCAACATAACCACGTCGCGGTCCACGACCACGTAGTGTTTCCATAATAATAGTTTGTAATCTTACATTTGCTGCTAGTGGTTGTAATGAAGCAACAGACATACCAGTATCAATATGCATATTCTCCATTGTTGCCATAACAAAAGCCTTAACAGAATCACGCCAAAGTCGTTTCAATCGTTCATGATAAGTCTTAAGTACCTGTTCAATTGGTACTCCACCTTTAAGTAAATTACCCGATATTTCTAATCTCATTATACACCCCCATGTAGGGAGGGGTTTTGCCCCTCCCTACAGGAGTTTGATGCCAGCGGCTCGTAAGAGGTTTTTGTGTTCTTCTGCATCTTCCATTTCCCGTATCTGACTATATGCAATAGCCATTGCCTGCGCCCAAACGTCTGTTTCATTCCATTCATCGCTGACATCCGGTGGCCTAATTCCTATTCTCTCACAAGCCCGCCATATTGCATATTCTTCGGTACGAAATTTTGGTAATATTACACTACGGGCTGAACCTCCTGACCAGCTAAAAAACGCTTGGTCGCTTCTTCAATCTTTGCCTGATTCAACCCACAAGCGTCTATAACTAATCTTACAATCATGTTGATCTCGGCAAAAGAGAATCCTGCATCCGTCATTTCCTTCCGATAATTGCCCCATGTGGCTGGATTAGTAGCATCTATTGTGTCCCACTGGAGTCCTTCTGTTGCTTCAAGTGATCTAAGTATCATCCAATGGGTTTGTCTTTCAGCATATAACTCCAATTTCTTTGCATAATCCTTATCTGTAAGTAATGGTATTGATCCACCACCTGGAACCATCTTTAATGGTGGTTTTGGTTCTTTACATATGACATCGAAATCATCAAAATTCAATACGGCTCGTGCCTTAATAACAGTATCCCCATCCTGACGTGGCAGGACCAGTGTCTCTACTCTTGGACCACTAAATATTTTGCCAGCGATCTTCATGATTCCTCCCCTACTTTACCCGGTAGGTCGGTTCTATGACTGTGGACTTCTCACAGCCTGTGCCTTTGTCACGTTACAACGACCACTCGCGGCTACAGTACCAGCACGTAAGTCATGCGCAAGCTCTTCATGACGGAAATCTTGTAACGTAATTACTTCTATATCGCCACAAGAAGAAGGTACTGGTGTGTATGTTATTTCAATATCCACGGCATATGGACGACATGTATCTGCATCTGTTGAAACCCAACCGGCTGCTGGACCAATCTGCTTAAGAGCATCTTCGATTGTGGGTAATGCACCAGTGGCAGAACCACCAGTTATATAGTCCCAAATAAAGTCCATATTGACATCAACAGGGACTTCATCACCCTCACGAACATCATTCAACTGGCCACGATCCAAAATGTATTCTATGTTACGTCGCTCTGTAAAGGTTAAGTTTCCTTGCCCAATTGTTACTTCAAGTGACTGTTGATCAGTACCAACGCCACCATCCTTGATAACGATAACGGCGCGCTTAAGGTCAATTTGGGTATATACTGGTTCCCAAACTGTACTTAACATACCTTTTAGTCTCATACCGTCCTCCTATTCATGTAATTCCATGACATAATGACCTTCGACACTAGATTGAAAGATACCGGTTTCGGGCTCAACTTGACCAAAATGGTTGGTTTGGATACGTTCACGTGCGTCTTTGTCCCCTTTAAGTCTCATACAACCAACTAAAGTACCATCGTCAGCAAGTTCTTTCCCGATTCGGAAGATTTGAATAATGTGTTCAAATGCTGCGGTCACAATACCAACTGATGCATATATCCGGTGATAATTAATCTGATCTTGTGCTGATTGAACCAGTATGTTGATTTCTATAAATACTTCCCAATAATCATTGCTCAACTCTGTTAGATATGGTCCATCAACACGTAATTCGATAAAATCTTTTAATGTTTTAGTCTCGCGTAATTGTCCTTCAACAAACATAGTAAGACCCTGACGCCGCGCATCAAAATGCTCAGCAACAGATGCCATGATCCATCGCGTTAGATGTTTTGATAACGGCATCCTTATACCCCTATAGCTTCTACCTGCTTAAGAATTATTAACCAAGCATATTTTTTGGCAACAGGATGCACTTCCTTAAAATTATATTTCTTGCCATCATATAAAATATAATCATCTAAAGTTGGTATAAAATCCTTTGGTAAATCCTTGGCATCAATAATTGTTGTCCAGTCACTTGCATCAAAATAACCACCTTGCGTAAAGTTTTTATTCGCGGCTATAAAAGCCAAATCATATACGAAATCTCTTAATTGTCTTGTAGCAGACATAACTGCACGAGCAATATCAATTGTTAATTTTGTTTGTGACATATCACCTGTTCGAATATTATTTGTCATAGTTAACAATCTAACTAGTTGAATAGAAACTCCAAAGTTTCTCTTCAATCTGTATATAATAACTTTTATTTGTCTTAATACATTGTCAAACATTATACCTCCCTCATACAAGGCCGAGACTTGAACTGTTCTATCAACTCTATTTGTACTTGTATGCTATGTTCTTGAGCCGCTATAGCTCTTCTTGATATATCTAATAATTCTGCACGTTGTTCATCTTGAACTTGATTTAATTTCTTAATCACTCCATCATAGCGGTCCTCTTGGCGTTGATCCTTCTTATATGCCCAATAAAACATAATTCCTAATAATACAATCGGAAGTCCAAATTCTTTTAAGACTTCAATAATTATATCCATAATAACCTCCTAGTGGGGAGGGCTTTTGGCCCTCCCCACCCGCTATGTCTTTTACGCAAGTAGTGGGATACCCAAGCTGGTGTCAAGTGTCTTGACTCCACACAGCATGTCAATTGTGACAAGGTGTCCCTGATTCACGCCACTGTAGGTTATACATACACGCATTGACA